TGATTCAGTAGAATAGAGAACATTATGGCAATTACTAACGGCTACGCCACACTTGCAGAGGTCAAAGCCTCACTGCGCATCACAGATAACATTGATGACAGTCTTTTAGAAACAGCTATTGAATCTGCATCTCGCATGATTGACGGCTACACAGCTCGCACATTCTCGAACGCTGGAACAGCTACTAGAAACTTTGCTGCCACCGATGCAATCAACCTAATCATTGACGATGCTATCTCTGTTTCAGTAGTATCTTCCACCGATGAGATTGGTGACACTTACACAGTTTGGGAAGCAAACGATTACCAGCTTGAGCCACTAAACAGTCGCTCAGATGGTCTTTATATGCCATACACAGGTATCAGGGCTGTCAACACTTACACTTGGCCTGTTGTTGACCAGCAAGCCCTTTGTCGTATTACCGGTGTCTGGGGTTGGCCTTCAGTTCCAACCGCAATCAAGCAAGCCACCATCATTCAGTCATCAAGACTTTACAAAAGACTAGACAGCCCATTGGGTGTTGCTGGATTTGGTGACATGGGAGCAATCCGAGTTGGTCGCTACCTTGACCCAGATGTTGAACAGCTTGCTATGCCATTCAAGATTATGAGAAACTTCGGCTAATGAGCATCAGCCAAATTAGGACTGCTCTAGCTACAAACCTTGCCACCATTCCAGGGCTACGCACAGCCGCCGAGGTTCCTGATCTACCCAACCCACCCATTGCTATTGTCGCTTTGAACTCGGTTAGCTATGACAGAGCCTTTGCTCAGGGAATGACTAGCTACACTTTTGTCATCACAGCCATAGTTGGAAGGGCTGCCGAAAGAGAAGCACAGCGCAAGCTTGATGCCTACATCTCGCCAGGGGCAAACAGTGTCAAAAATGCTATAGAATCAGATAGTACTCTTGGTGGATATGCCTACGACTGCCGAGTAGTGTCTATGGACTCTGTTGGTTCATTGACAATAAGCGACACCACATACCTGGCTGCTGACTTCACAGTCACAGTCATAGCAAACTAGGAGAAATAAATTGGCAAAATTTTATGCACAAGACTACAAGGTCACCATTGGCACTGCTGTACTAAGCAGCTCAATCGCCTCTGTAACTCTTGACATCAGTACCGATGAAGTTGAAACAACTGCATTTGGTAGCTCATACCGCACACGCATTGGTGGACTAAAGGATGCATCTGTATCCCTAGACTTCCACCAAGACTTTGGAGCCGGAGCAGTTGACGCTCTACTATTCCCACTTATGGGATCAACAGTAGATGTCAAGATTGCACCTACCTCTGGAACTGTAACCGCAACAAACCCTGAGTACCGCTTCTCAGCGCTAGTCACTCAGTACCAGCCATTCGCAGGAGCTGTTGGCGATCTAGCCACACTCTCAGTGACTTGGCCGGTATCCGGTGAGGTCGTTCGCGGAACCGCACCAGCAGCCTAATCTGCTAAGCTAACCCCATGAAAATAAACCTACGAGTAGAGTTCAGCAACAAGCCAGGTGAGCCTAAAGAGGTTACTTGTCTAGCATCTGACATGGTGAAGTTTGAGAGCAATTTCAACATCTCCATTGCAAACCTAGAAAAAGACCTCAAGATAACTCACCTCTTGTTTCTGGCTTGGGCAAGTGAAGTACGCACAAAGTCAACCGCTAAGACTTTTGATGAGTGGGTGGATGAGGTAGAAACTATTTCTGCCGCTGAAGACCCAAAAGTATCAAAGGCCTAGGTGACCAATCCGCACATTGGTACATCGCATCACTAGCTGTCGAGTCGGGCATCAGCCCACTTGAGCTTATGAAGTTAGATGAACGAATGTTGTGGACGATAAGCCGGTATCTGATTTCTAGAAACCAAAGCCAATCTCCAAAAAGATAAGCCCCCGAAAGGGGGTTTTTCTTTTGGGTAGAATTATTAGAGTTATCCAATCTAGGAGTCTTTAGTGATTGACCCAATCAAAGTTCAAGGTGTAAAAGAAACCTTGCAGCTTCTTGATGCTGTGCAACCAGGTTCAATCAGGGAACTTCGCAAGGATGTTCAGCGTATTGCTAGCCCCGCAGTAACAGCCATACGATCCAACTTGCCAGTAACATCACCGCTATCAGGTATGACTCACTATGGTCGGACACGCTATGCCGGTGCAAGGGTAAAGGCAGAGTTGCAGACAAGGGACAGTAAATTCAGTAACACATCATCTTTGGTCAGGCTGTCTGTTCAATCACCAGGAGATGCCGCTGGTCTAGAGATAGCTGACATGGCTGGTCGAAAGTCGCAGGGTGGTGGTGTCCAACTACCATACGAATACAAGGGCATAGGTAGAGTAGGTGGCTCAGGCAGACAAGCACCGACACGCTCAAGGCCTGTCACAAGACGAGGCAATGCTGCGCCTTTTAGCTATCGCATCAATGGACAAGGTAAGGCAATGATTAGAAACCTTGGCGGACAAGCATCTAGATATGTTTACCCACCGTTAACAATCGCTATTCCTGGTGTTAGAGATCAGATGGTGAAAACACTTGACGAATATGTTGGCAGAATCAACCAGAAACTTAAGGTATAAAAATGGCAATTAGAATCCCCATCCTCACCAGCTTTGACCCTAAAGGTCTAAAGCAAGCTAACGCTGCTTTTGCTGGGTTGCAAGGTTCGATTGGCTCACTAGGTAGAAACTTTGCTGTTGTAGGTGCAGGTTTGACGGCAACCACAGCCCTACTTGGTAAAGCTGTTATGTCTGCCTCTAACTTTGAGGCTGAGTTCGAGGGTGTCAATCAGGTATTCAAAGACGCTGCTGGCTCAGTGCAAGCCTTTGCCGAGCAAGCCTCTAAGTCTGCTGGTATAAGCGCAACTGAAGCACTACAAGCCTCTAAGACATTTGGTTTGTTTGCCACCGGTGCAGGTCTTGGTGCTGAGGAAGCTGCCAAGTTCTCAACCACAATGGTTCAGCTTGCTGGTGACCTTGGATCGTTCAACGATGTGCCAACAGAGGAAGCCCTAGCTGCTATTCAATCTGGTCTGATGGGACAAGCTGAGCCACTTAGAAAGTTTGGTGTATTCCTAGACGATGCCAGGCTAAAGGCCGAAGCCCTAAACATGGGCATCTACAACGGCACAGGCCCACTAAGCACTCAGCAAAAGATGATGGCCTCTTACAGTGCCATTCTTGCTCAGACGACAGTTCAGCAAGGTGACTTTGTAAAGTATGGCGACACTCTTGGTAACCAACTAAAGACCATTAGCTCTGATTTTGAGAACCTAACTAAAGACATTGGGCTTATGCTCATTCCTGTCATTACAGAGGCTATGCCAGTCATCAAGGAAATGGCAACTGAAATTGGTGAAAAGCTAAAGGCGGCTGTTGCGTCTATTGACTGGAGATCGCTTATCCAGTCAGTTCTTGACTTTACTACTTTCCTTGTAGAAAACGCTGAAACTATTGCTAGAGTAATTGCCGCAGTCTTCCTTCTCAACACAGCCTTCAAGCTGATGGCAGTAGCCTCTGGCATTGTCAAAACTGCTATTGCTTTACAGACTTGGTTTACAGCTCAGCTCGCAACTGGAACAACACTTGCCACTATTGCGACTAACCTACTAAGTTCAGCTATGCGGCTGATTCCTTTTGTGGCTGTAATTGCTGGTCTTGCCGTCATGATAGATAGTTACAGCAAAACCAAGACAGCTATTGAAAAAACAATACCTGCTTTGGGGCAGTTTGAAACTGAAACAATAGCAGTTGCCAATGCTGCTGCTTTATTCTCACCATACCTAAGTGTTATCAAGCAGATTATCTTTGCCTTGCTTGACGCTAGCGATGCTGCTGAACTATTCCACGCTGCTAGTAGCAAGGCAACTTCTAATGACGCTGCCAATAGAAATAGGCGACACGCTCTAAGAGATCAAAATAGGCGCGCTGGTCTTATTGGTTCTGGCTCAACTGGCTTTGCTATGCCAAACATTCAAGCAATGCTTGATGCAGCTGCTGGTAGTGCTGGTGCCGTATCTATTCCAACATTTGATACATCTGCTTTGGATCAACAGCAAAAAGACCTTATTGATGGACTTAATAACCTAAACGATGCTCAGGCTCAGGCAGCCAATAAAGAACAAGAAATACTAGATAAAAGACAATCGGCTTTTGAGTCATTTACAGATTCAGTAAAAAGCTTGTTTGGTCAAATCAAAGACAGCATCCTGTCAAGCTTCAACCTGCCAACTCTAGGCAACTCTGTCAACAGCATTACACGCAACATCTCAAAGCTACTAGAGCGCACTAAAGGCTTTGCCAGGAGCATCTCACAACTTTCAGGTATGGGCCTAAATTCGGCACTACTTCAGCAGGTAATCCAGGCTGGACCAATGGCAGGTAGCCAACTAGCTTCAGCTCTTGTTGGTGGAGGTGCTGGATTCATTAGTCAAATCAACCGCGCTTATGGTGAGTTCGGTGACCTAGCCGGTGGCATAGCTGGAACAGGAACTACCTCTGCCTTCGGTGGTCAGCAGACTATAAACAATTACAGCATCGAGGTCACTGGTGGACTAGCAACAGGATCAGATGTTGGTCGAGCAGTAGTAAACGCCATTAGAGATTTTGAGCGTACATCTGGCGCGGCCTGGAGAGCCTAATGTCAATCAAAGTAGAGTTTGGTTTTGCACCTCAGAATGAACCAGTCGAGTTCAACGACATTAGCGCAGATGTTATTTCTATTGGAGTCACTAGAGGTAAAGACCCACAGCAGGATACTTTCAACGCTGCATCTTGCTCGGTTCAGCTAAACAATGAAACAAGAAACTATGATCCTGATTACGGCCCCAGCCCCTATCAGGGCAAAATAGTTCCAACAGGCCAAGTCAAAATCTACTCAGAGGAACAGATTGTTTTTACTGGCTTTATTACTGAT